TCCAGCGCGATGAACTCCGAGCCGATGCGCCGGTTCGCACGCAGCACGAACCAGGCCAGTGCGCTCTCGGCCACGATCGACAGCGCCGCGAAAATGATCGCGGGGCCAAGCGCGATCTGCCGCCCACCCGACATCAGCGCATCGACCGCATTGACCAGTGCATACAACGCTGCGCCGATCATCAACGTGCCGCTCACTCCCAGCACGATCGGTTCCAGGTGCCAGAACCCCATGGTGAAGCGCTGGTTGAGGCGCGACTGCAGGGCGTCGGTCTGGGTGGACAGCGCGATCAGCCGCGCGACCAGCAATGACAACCAGGTCATCACGACGTCGATCAGGCCGTAGATGCCATCAAAGATGATCAGCGAAGAATTGGCCAGCAGGCCGAACACCACCGCCGCTGCAGCCAACAGCAGCGAGCCGACGATGGACAGGCGCAGCACGCCCTGTTCGGTGCGTGGATCGAAATAGCGTTCGGTGGTGGCAGGCATGCGGGAATCCAGCGGTGAACGCGCTGCGGAAGCGGCGCTACACCATTCTATCCAGACCACCGCACGCCTCTGTGACCGCACTGACGCAGGCCCCGGAAAAGTCACCAGACTGGTGACGGTTTACGGATTGACGGGTGCACACCTGCAGCGTATCTTTTCAACCACGATGACATACAAGCCTCTGGCGACCGCCGGGGGCTTTTTGCGTTTATGCCGCCCGCGGCGCCTTGTCATCGTGCTTGCGGCCCTGCCATTCCTGGTGGGGCCGTTTCTGTTTCCGCCCCGACCCTGCCCCTTTTCGCGCCGTCCTAGATGACAGCGTGCGGCGTAGCCGCGTGCGCAGGGTCGGGGCATCCAACATCCATCAACGAAGGAGGATTCGATGCCCCTGCTGACACTTGAGCAGTGCCGCACGCACTGCCGTATCGACGGCGACTACGACGACGCCATCCTGGGCGACCTGCTGGCGGCCGCAACCGACGCGGCGTCGGCCTACCTGGGACGGACGCTGTTTGCCGACCAGCCGGCACTGGACCTGGCGCTTGACCAGTTGCCGCAGGACATGGCGGCGGCGGTGACCGGGCATGAAGCCGCGGTTGCCGCCGCCAATGCCGAGACCAACGCGGCCAAGGCCAAGGCCATGCGCGACGTTGCTGATCGCCGCTTGGCCGTGGCCACCGAGCGCAGCGCGCAGCTGCTGCAGGGCCTGCCGGCCAACGACAGCATCCGCGCTGCGGTGCGCCTGCTGCTGGGCCATCTGTATGCGCATCGGGAAGCGGTGGTGGTTTCCACATCCGCCATCGACGTGCCGATTGGCAGTGTCGCCATCGCGATGGCGCTGCCGTTCGGCGTCGCCGCGCTGCTCGATCCCTACCGACTGGCGGCGATCCCATGAACGCCGGCCACTTCAACCGTCGCATCCGGGTCGAGCGCCAGGACGGTCGCGTAGATGCGTGGGGACAGCCGCTGGATGCTTGGCAACCGGTGGCGGAACTATGGACCGCCATCACCGCCGATGCCACCGACAGCGTGCAGCGGCTGACGCTTGACAGCCGACTGCCGGCAACGATCCGCCGCCAGCGGTTCCATGTCCGCCTTGCGGCCGCGCGGCAGGCCGGCATCCAGGCCGGCATGCGCATCGTGCACGACGGCAGGGTCTTCGACATCACCGGTGTTGCCCCGGACTTCAGTCGGCGCCAGACCACGGTGCTGTTCACCGAACAGTCTTCAGGCACGGCCTGAGTGACGCCAACCAGGACACTGCGATGAGTTACGAAGCACAGCTGCATGCGTTGCTGGGCCCCCTGCTGCAGGGCCGCCTGCATCCCGATGTTCCGCCGGAACCGGTCATCTACCCGTGTGCTGTCTACCAGCAGGTGGGTGGACAGTCCGTGTGGTTCAACGAAGGTTCCATTCCCGGACAGAAACACGCTCGCGTGCAGCTGACGGTCTGGGCAGACAGTCGCGCCCAGGCCAACACCCTGATCCGCGACATCGAAGACAAGGTCTGCGCGGGACTGCCGACGGCCGAGTCATTCGGCGCTGCAATCGCCGTGCATGAACCCGTGCTGCGCAAGTACGGCGCGCGGCTCGATTTCGGCCTGTGGTACGCCGACCTGTAAACCGCTTCATCCGTGCAACACCCCAACCCGGCAACCGCCGGGTTTTTCTTATCCAACGAGGAAATACACCATGGCACTCAAGCTTCCCAAGGGCACCCAGTTCGGCTTCGCACCGGTCATCTCCACCGCTATCGCTACCACCGCCATCTCCAAAGCCGCGCCGGCACTGGCCAGCGTCGCCGCCAACAGCGTCGACACCGGCGATGTGGTGGTCATTGAACTGCCGGGCTGGCCGGCCCTGAACAACCGTGCGACCCGTGCCGGTGCTGAAGCCACCGGCAGCGTTGAACTGCTGGGCATCGACACCACCGACAACGTGCTGTTCCCCGCCACCAGCGGTGCCGGCGTGCTGCGCAAGGCCGGTGTCTTCGTCGACCTGGACCAGCAGGGCGACCCGACCACCGCCGGTGGCGAGCAGCAGTACTGGAGCGGCACGCTGCTGGAGGACCCGACCGGCCGCCAGGTGCAGATGCCGACCTTCAAGAACGCCAAGACCATCACCCTGCCGCTGTTCTACGATCCGAAGAAGCCGTGGTACTCGGCCCTGAAGAACGTCGACGCCAAGGGCGAACCGGTGATCCTGCGTGCCAAGCTGGTCGGCGGCGACGTCCTGTACTGGTACGGCTACCTGAGCTACAACGGCGACCCGACCATGGCCGCCAACACCCCGATGGGCACCACCGCGACCTTCACCGCGCTGGCTGACTCCATCCTGGTCGAGGGCGCCTGATGTTCCAGGTAAAGGCGCCGGAGAGCTTCAGGAGCACCCTGACCATCATCGGTCACGGTCGCGAGCAGAAGCTCAACCTGACCTACCGTCATCTGCCGGTGGCTGACTACGCCAGTCTGCTGGAGCGGTTGGCCGAGGACGAGCTGAGCGTGGCACAGGCGATCCTGGACATCGTGGTGGATTGGGATGCCGATGTGGCGCTGGACACCGCCGGCGTCGAGCTGGCGCTGCAGCAGCAGGCCGGCCTCGATGGCGCGATCATCGGTGGCTACACCCAGGCCCTGCAGGTCGCACGCAAGGGAAACTGATCGAGGCGGTGGGGGCCCTGTACTGGCGGGCCCCCACCGAATCCGAGCTGATGCAGCTTGGATTGAAGGCAAAGCACTTTCCGCCGCCACAGGTCGAGTTGTGGCCGGAGTGCGTGCTTCCCATCGAACTTTTCTCGCGGGTTGCCACCCAGTGGCGCGTCGGCGCAGGTGGCCCGATCGGGCTGGACTACAACGTGGTCTACCAGGAGCTGGAGCGCGAAACGCTCGACAGCGACCAGTACGACGAGGTGATGGCGGCCATCCGCATCATCGAACGCGCTGCCCTGGAGCAGATGCAACAGGAATGAGCCGGCCATCGCGGCAACGCCGATGGCCGGTCCCGACTCCGCCGATGCGGAGCCGACTCTCCCGAGGAACACTCAATGAGCACTACATCGCCTGGCAGCACACGGGCCACCGTGGAGGCCAGCAACGCACTGGAAACAGCCATGCAGGCGGCAAGGCGCAGCATGACCGAGATGACCAGCAGCACACAGGAGTTCCAGCGACAGCTGGAAAAGATCAATACGGTGCAGCAGGCATTCAATGCTGTGCTGACCACCAGCGCCTCGTTGGTCACCGCACTGTCCACGCAGCTGGCCGCCCTGAGCACACAGATGCAGGCGACAGCGAAGGGCGGCGCGGCTGCAGCGGGCGGTGACGCAGGCAAGGCCGCGAAGAAGGAAGAGAAGGCGGAAAAGGACGACATGGGCCTGGCGGGCATCCGCAAGGGCCTGGGTGGCGCGCTCGGTGACTACATCGGGAAGACCGAAAACACCGCCACGGCCGCCAAGAAGGCCTTCGACAAGGCGTTCACCGGCGCCGACGAAGCCCTGCGCAGCTTCGTGACTACCGGCAAGTCCAAGTACAAGGAGCTGGCCCAGTCCATCCTGTCCGACCTGAAAATGATTGCCGCACAGCAGGCGCTGGTCTGGGGGGCGAGGAAGATCGCCGGCCTGATGGGGGTCGACCTGACGCCCAAGGACACGGCGACGGAGGCGGCGGCCGCGGCCACAGCGGTCCTGGCAGCTCCCAAGGACGCCAAGGCCGGCGATAGCAAGGGCGGCAAGGATGACAAGGACGCCAAGGGGCTGTCGGGGTTCCGCAAGGGTTTCGGAAGTGCGCTCGGCGACTACATGGAAAAGGCCGAGAACTCCGCCAAGTCCACCCAGGATGCATTTTCCAAGGCATTCACCGGCGCCGAGGCGGCATTGCAGAGCTTCGTGAAAACGGGCAAGTCCAATTACAAGGAACTGGCCAAGTCGATCATCGCCGACCTCAAGATGATCGCCATCCAGCAGGCAATCGTCTGGGGTGTCAAAAAGATCACGGGCCTGCTCGGTTATGGCACGGGGGTGGAGGCCAACGCCAACGGTGGCGTCTACCAGTCGCCCAGCCTGTCGGCCTACTCCGGCGGTGTCTACAACACCCCGCAACTGTTCGCCTTCGCCAAAGGCGCCGGCGTATTCGGTGAAGCGGGACCGGAAGCGATCATGCCGCTGCAGCGTGGCCCGGACGGTCGCCTGGGTGTGGCCGCGCACGGCGGCGGTGGCGGTGGAGTGGGTGTGAGCATCCGCATCGACAACAACGGCGGCAAGGAAGTCACCAGCAACGAAAGCATGCTGCAGCAGTTCGGCAACGAGATCGGCCAGTTCGTGGAACGCAAGTACCGCGACCTGCAGATGCGTGACATGAAGGCTGGCGGCGTCCTCAGCAGGAGTGCAGCACGATGACCGATACCTTTACTTGGGCAGCAACCAGCCAGAGCACGGGCACCACCACTGCCACCGTCAAGCGTGCGCGCTTCGGCGATGGATACGCACAAGCTGCGCCGGATGGGCTCAACGCCCGCCTGCGCAGCTACCAGCTGCAGTTCGTCGGCAACCGCAGGACGATCAGCGAGATCGTGGCCTTCCTGGATGGCCATGTGGGCCAGAGCTTCTTCTGGCGAGGCCTGCTGGGAATCGGTCTGTACGGCTGCGACACCTATACCGACAGCCATCTGGGTGGATCGGTGTTCAGTATCACCGCGACGTTCGAACAGACGTACCAGCCGTAGGAGATGGACATGGATCTTAGCCAGATCGACCTGGACACCATCCAGCCCAATGGCAAACGGGGTGAAACCCAACGCCCCGCATTCACCAAGATCAACCAGAACTTCAAGGAAATAGCCCTGGCGGTGGATGACATTCCCGAGGCGATAGCGCGATCAGTCTCGGGAAGAAATAGACTGATCAATGGCAACTTCGATTTCTGGCAGCGCGGGAGCAGCTTCAACACGTCCGGAAGGTACACCGCAGATCGTTGGTTCCTGCAGATGGGAAACATCGCAGATCCGGTATTCAGGCGCAATCCTACGGCTGTGGGGGACAACAATTTTCCCCGCAGCAAGTACACGCTATCCGCCAGCTCGAGCGGAAATACCGACGGAGAAAAGCACTTCTTCGTATTCGAACAACGAGTGGAGGACGCGCGCACCTTCGCCGGGGCTGAAAGTACAGTCTCCTTCCTGGTATTCAATGCAGGTACGGCCGGGCGCAGAATCGCGCTGGAGTTTGCACAGACGTTCGGCGCCACCGGAAGCGCCCCTGTTCTGGCCATTTCCCCCGAGGTCTTCGAGCTGGCCCCTGGCCTGAACAGGATCCGCAAGACAGTGACGCTGCCTTCTATTTCGGGAAAGGCACTCTCTGACGACGGCGCTGTAGTGGTCTGCGTATGGCTATCGGCAGGTACGCAGTTTGCCAACCGCACCGCCGGTCTTGGCGCGCAGCAAGGGCAGCTGTACTTCGGTGAGTTCCAGTGGGAGGGCGGCGCGATTGGTACAGCCTTTGAATGGCGGCCGGTGGGTCATGAGATGCAGCTCTGTCGGCGCTACTACCAGGCCGATGCCATGGGCGCCTATTTTGACGGCGGTGTGCGTTTCAACGCTGGAGTCGGTCTCATCCGTGGTGACAGCAAGGTTTACCTGACCTATCCATTCAGCCAGCGGATGCGGACCATTCCAACGGTCGGGTTCTCAGGCGTGCAGCAGTGGCGCCTCCTCACGGGATCGGGCGCGATGAGCCTGACAGCGCTCGACGCGGTCGAAGTGTCTTCGACGAGGATGACCATCATCGGCTCCTTGACGGAAGCCATCGCTGGTCAAGCCGGGATTCTGCAGAGCGCTGACTCGGCCGGCGCGGGCTCAGGGATCAGCCTGGACGCGGAAATCTGAGATTCGCGGGCACCGCCGCGATCTGTGCGGCTTCGTGCCACACGCACAATGACAAGGAAACAGCAGAAATGTCACGAAAGATCATCGACCTCGATTCCGTTCAGCCGAACGGAAAGCGGGGTGAAACACAGCGCCCGGCATTCACCAAGATCAATGAAAACTTCGCGGAGGTCTACGATGCCCTGGCCGATGTAGCGAAGATTCCAGAGACGGTAGGCAATGCGATCACCCAGCGTGTCCCGGGCAGGAATCTCCTCATCAACGGCGGCCTGCAGTTCTGGCAGCGCCGCACTTCCGGACGCGTCGGCAGCGGGTCAGGTACGTTGGGGGCAGAGACCTTCTTCGCCGATCGCTTCACCAACTCGGCCCTGACCTGCAACCAGGATGTGCAGCGGGTGGCCTACGAAGGACAGATCGGCTATCCGGAGGACACCCGATCAATCCTGGTATGCACCGTATCGGGTGCCACCGCTGGCAGTGGCGCATGGATGGGCCAGAAGATCGAGGGGGTCCGCAGCACGAGCGGCGACATCACCATCTCTGTGTGGGCAAACAGCGATGCACCAGACCGCAAGGTAGGCGTGCGCGTCATCCAGAACTTCGGCACGGGCGGCTCGCCCGCGCGGGAAGTGGTGATCGAAGCGGGCGTGCTTACGCTGGGTACCTCGGCCACGCACAAGAGCATCACCGTCACTTTGCCGAGCACCAGGGGCAAGGTACTCGGCAGTAATGGCAACGATCATCTCTATGTGGTGTTCGACCTGTGCGGCACCGGCCAGAAGGGCGAGTTGGTGGCCCAGAACGGCTCGTTCGGCTTCACCCAGTTCCAGGTCGAATCCGGGAGTGCAGCGACGCGCTTTGACTGGCGACCACCCGGTGTTGAACTGGCACTGTGCCAGCGCTACTACGAGAAAAGCTACAACCTCGATATCGTGCCCAATACCGCGCACAACGAAGGGCGCGAGGCGTTCTCGATCAACTCACCGGGAGTGGCCCACTATCAGAGTGTGCGCTTCCATGCGACCAAGCGCGGCCATCCTTACGTGATGATCATCTCGGCCGACAACATTCAGCAGGATGGACACATCGCGGAAGACAACATCTCCCGCGTTCCCTGCCTGGTCAACTACGCCTCGCCCTCCGGTTACGAAGTCAGCTGGACCAACAATCCAGGTCGCTGGGGCGGGTGGTGGCACTGGTGGGCCGACGCTGAGTTCTGATCTCCAGCCGCTTCCAGATCGAATTCCAGGAACCCACAATGACGAGAAAGATCATCGACCTCGATTCCGTTCAACCGAACGGGATGCGGGGTGAAACGCAACGCCCGGCATTCACCAAGATCAACGAAAACTTCGCTGAAGTGTATGGCGCATTGGATGGCGTGAACGCAATTGGACAGCGCGTGGAGTTGCTGGAAGCTGCGCTCAGAAGCGCGGTCCCTGGCAGAAATCGCCTGATCAACGGCAACTTTGATTTCTGGCAGCGAGCCACCACCGGCACCACCCAGGGCGGTGAGATCTATGTGGCCGATCGTTGGACAGCGGCAGCGCTGGGTTGCACGCATACCGTCAATCGCGGAGCCAACCTGCCTGCGGGCGGCGCCGCACCGGAGTCGCGCCGCTTCCTCAACAGCATTGTCTCCGGCACGCGCGCGGGCAGCAGCGCCTATGTTGCACAGAAGGTCGAAGGCGCGGCCACGCTGTCTGACGGCGAGGTGACCGTCTCCGGCTTCGCCTATGGCCCAGCAGGCAAGCGCATCGGCATCCGCCTCATCCAGCACTTCGGAACCGGCGGCGCGCCGTCAGCTGCGGTCAGTGCGGAGCTGGGTACCGTCGCAGTCACTGCCGCGTCCTGGACCTACTTCCAGCTCAGTGCGCGATTGCCATCGGTCAAAGGCAAGTCGCTGGGAAGCAATGCCGGCAGTGACTTCCTCTGGTTGGTGGTGGATCTGTGCGCTGATGCCTATGGTGGCGTCATCTCTGGCCAGAGCGGGGAGTTCGGCATCGCCATGATGCAGCTGGAGCGCGGAATTCGGGCGACGGCGTTCGACCTTCGCCCACTGGCCCAGGAGCTGCAGCTGTGCCAACGCTACTACGAGAAGTCCTACGACGATGACGTCATTCCTGGGACTGCGACCAACAGCGGACGCTACAGCTGGGGCAACTCGGCTGCGACGGGGGCAACCACCTACGTGTCGGTGCCGTTCAAGACGCGCAAGCGGGTGACGCCGGCGATTGTGGTCAGGCCCAACAACAATGTGGTCGAACCGGGCTACGTCAACCAGGACGACAGCAGCCGCACTCCCGCATCAGTTCCCACCATCGCGACGAATGTCTTCGAAGTTGCCTGGGGCAATGCGCCGGGACGCTGGGGCGGCTGGTTCCACTGGACGGCGGATGCAGAGATCTACTGACTATCCGGGCGTTCCACGGCCTCTTCGATCCACGCGGAACGAGTCCGCCGAAACACAACATGACGCAGGCGTCCACCAACGCGGCAAGGAAAGTCAATGGCTAGAAAGACAATCGACCTCGATACCATTCAAGCGAATGGCAAGCGAGGGGAAACACAGCGCCCCGCGTTCACCAAGGTCAACGAGAATTTCGCCGACGTCTACGCGGGCCTTGACGAGGTCCAGGCAGCGGTCGACGGCCTGGACAGCCGCATGGCCGGCCGCAACCGCCTGATCAATGGCGACTTCCGGGTGTGGCAACGTGGAAGCACCTTCGCCGCTGCGACAGGGGCGCGCTACACCGCAGATCGATGGCGGGTGAATGCGCAGGGCAGCACCATCTCGGCATCACGCGACGATATCGCCGCAGGTGGCGGTGCAGGTGGCAGGTTGCTTGCGGGCTCCAGGCACATGCTGAAGCTCGCCGTTGAAAGCGCTGCAGGTGCTGACAACATGGCACTGGTCCATCAGCGCATCGAGGACGTGCGGACGTTCGCCGGGAAACGGGTCACGATCAGCTTAAAGGCGAGGGCCACGGTCGACAATTTCAAGGTGGGTCTTGAGTTCCAGCAATCCTTCGGCGCCAATGGATCGACGGCCGCTGACGGCATTGGTGGTGCGATCACGCTCGATACGATGTGGCGTTGGCATCAGTTGACGGTGGACGTCCCTGGCATCGCCGGCAGAACCCTTGGAACCGACGACTACCTGCAGCTCAGCCTGTGGCTTGACGCCGGCGCCACCTTCGCCGGCCGCGCCTTCGGGGCGGGGCAGAAGAGTGGCGTGGTCTATCTGGCTGAAGTACAGATCGAGGAGGGCGATACCGCGACCGACTTCGATCGCCGGCCGGAGGCACTGGAACTGCTGTTGTGCCAACGCTACTACGAGGTGGTTGATGTGAATCGCCTGGTGGGTATCACCTATACCGCCAACGGTGACACGCGTGCCTGCGTGCCGTTCAAAGTGCGCAAGCGCGTCTCGCCCGTTGTTACCTCATCATCCAGCCACTTGAACCTTGTCGGCTTCGGACGGGTGGCCGAGCTCGTCAATTTCGACGGCGGTATGCCCGGATGGCAAGGCACTCCCGATATGGCGGTGATGGCATCCCTCTCCAGCAACATGCAGGCCGCAGGCGCGGTTCTGGTGTGGTCCACCACTTCGCAGATCCTGGTCTTCGGCGATGCGGAGCTTTGACATGAATACACCCGCCATCCAGCACAGCCAGCTCCACTGCTTCACCACCAATAACTCCCTGCCGCCTGGTCATCGTGTCCTCGTTTGCGGCGCCGGGAGACCGGCACCCAGCAATGAATCATCCGGCCTGCCACATTCACGCGAACTGCGTGCCGCAACACAGGAGACCTACTCATGATCACCGCCGATGCCCAGCAACTCGAGCCGGGTGGCCGCATTACCGTCTTCGAACTGGACGCCAGCAGTTTCGGTGCCGACCAGCTGTTCTTCCACGCGCACCTGCAGAGCGGTGTGATCATCTGGCAGGGTCAGGAGTACGGCCCCTGGCCGATTGAAGCCAGTGGCTTTGAACGAACCAGCGACCAGCCGCCGAACCCGAAGCTTCGGGTCAGCAACATTGATGGTCGCATCACCGCGATGTGCCTGCTGTTCGATGATCTGGTCGGCGCCCGCGTCATCCGTCGGCAGACGCTGGCCAAGTACCTGGATGCTGCCAACTTCGAAGAGGGCAATCCCAGCGCCGATCCGGCAGAGCACTTCCCTGACGAGGTCTGGTTCATCGAGCGCAAGGTCGGTGAAGACAAGCAGATGGTGGAGTTCGAGCTGACTACAGCCATCGATCTCAACGGCGAACAGCTGCCCGGCCGGCAGATCATCGCCGGCATGTGCGGTTGGCTGGTACGCGGTGGCTACCGCGGCCCTTACTGCGGCTACAACGGTCCCGCAGTTGCCGATGGCGATGACGTTGCCACCGACGATCCCGCCCGCGACCAGTGCGGCGGCCGTGTGCGCAGCTGCAAGATGCGCTTCGGCCAGGACAAGCCTTTGCCCTATGGCGGCTTCCCGGCGGCCGGTCTGCTTCGCTCCTGATCCAGCGCTTCCGATTCTCCACTTCCAGGCCCGCTCTCGCGGGCTATTTTTTTGGGTGAAACATGCAACCTACAACCCTGCAGGCCATCCAGGCACACGCCGTGGCCGAGTACCCGCGCGAATGCTGCGGGCTGATCGTGGCCATAGAAGGCCACGAGCACTATCTGCCGTGCCGCAACCTCGCGGGTACGCCCAGTGAACACTTCCGCCTTCCGGCCGAGGACTATGCCGTCGCCGAGGACAAGGGCGAGGTACTGGCCCTGGTGCACAGCCATCCGGACGCGGCGGCCACACCGTCGGACGCGGATCGGGTGATGTGCGAGCACAGTGGCCTGACCTGGCACATCGTCAGCGTCGGTCAGGTGGATGGCGAGGCGCCGGAATGCGGTGATCTGCAGACCATCCACCCGGCTGGCTATGCCGCGCCGCTGGTTGGCCGACAGTTCGCCCACGGTGTGCTGGACTGCTACAGCCTGGTGCGCGACTTCCACGCGCGTGAACTGGGCATTTCGTTGTCCGACTACACCCGCGACGACGACTGGTGGGACAAGGGTCAGGACCTGTACAGCCTTGAACGACTGCATGCAGAAGGCTTCGACCTGATCGAAGGCGAGCCGCGGCGGGGCGACATGATCCTGATGCAGATCCGCTCGCCGGTGACCAATCACGCCGGCGTCTACCTGGGCGACGGGCAGATGCTGCATCACCTGCATGGCCGCCTGTCCGAAACCGTGCCCTACGGCGGCATGTGGGCCGAACGCACCCGTTGCATCGTCCGCCATCGCGAGGTGCGCCATGACTGACCGTCTTCGTACCATCCGCCTGTACGGCAAGCTGGGTGCGCGCTTCGGGCGCAAGTTCCGGCTGGCGGTGAACAGCCCAGCCGAGGCTGTGCATGCACTGTGCGTGATGCTGCCGGGCTTCCAGCAGTACCTGATGGGTGCAAAGTCCAAGGGCATTGAATTCGCCGTTTTCGCTGGCAGGCAGAACTTGTCGAAGGAACAGTTGCACGATCCGCCTGGCCAGGACGATATCCGTATCGCGCCGGTGATGGTGGGTAGCAAACGAGGCGGTGTGCTGCAGACGATTGCGGGTGTCGTTCTGATCGTCGTCGGCGCGATTGCATCGGCCTATGGATACGGAGCAATCGGCGAGCCAATGATCAAGATGGGCGTGTCCATGGTCATTGGCGGCGTAACGCAGATGCTCTCTCCCCAGCCCAAGGGGCTGGCGGCAAAAGACAGCCCCGACAACACCCCCAGCTACAGCATGAACGGCACCGTCAACACCCAGGCGCAGGGCAATCCCGTACCCGTCGCTTACGGCGGGCATGACAAGAAGGGCATGTTCATCGGCTCGGCCGTGATCAGCGGCGGCATCCTGGCGGAGGACCAGTTTTGAACCAGATCATTCAAATCAAACCGCGCGAGCGCGGTGCACCCCCGCCTGTACTGGCAGGTGCAAAGAAAGGCTCCAGCAACGCACGTACACCCGTGGAAACGCCAGACAGCCTGCATTCCATGGCGGTTGCCCGCATCATCGACCTGGCCAGTGAAGGCGAGATCCGTGGCCTGGTTGCCGGCAAGCAGTCGATCTACCTGGACCAGGTGCCGATCGAGAATCCGGACGGCACGCTGAACTTCTCCGGCGTGGACGTGCAGACGCGTTCGGGTACCCAGGACCAGGAGCACATCAGCGGCTTCCCCTCGATCGAGAACGAAGTCGGCGTCAACGTCGAACTGCGCAGCGATGCGCCCGTGGTACGTACAGTGTCCGGTGCCGATCTGTCAGCGGTCCGTATCCGTTTTGCGGTGCCCGCGCTGCAGAAGACCAACACCGAAAACGGTGATACCGAGGGCTACCGCATCATGTATGCGGTGGACCTGTCCACCGATGGTGGCCCGTTCAGCACCGTGCTGAACGATGCCTTCAGTGGCAAGACCACCAGCCAGTACGAGCGCAGCCGCCGCATCGATCTTCCGGCGGGCAGCCAGTGGCAGGTGCGCATCCGCCGGCTGACCGCGAACGCCAACAGCAGCACCATCGCCGACACCGTCAATGTGCTGTCGATGACCGAGATCATCGATGCCAAGCTGCGCTATCCCAACTGCGCGTTGGCGGCGGTGCAGGTCGATGCCAGCCAGTTCCAGAACATTCCAACCCGCTCCTATCAGTTGTGGGGGCGCATCGTGCGCATCCCGTCCAACTACGATCCGCTCAGCCGCATCTACAGTGGCGTGTGGGACGGCACCTTCAAGAGTGGCTGGACCAACAATCCGGCGTGGGTATTTTTCGACATCGTCACCAACGACCGCTTCGGCCTGGGCCATCGCATTCCGCTGGACTGGGTGGACAAGTGGCGCCTGTATCAGATTGCAGGCTACTGCGATGAGCTGGTCAGCAACGGCCAAGGCGGCAAGGAGCCGCGCTTCACCTGCAGCCTGTACCTGCAGACCCGTGCCGAGGCCTATCGCGTGCTGCAGGACATCGCCACCATGTTCCGTGGCATCAGCTTCTATGCGGCCGGCCAGGTCATGGCTTCGGCCGATATGCCCAAGGATCCGCTGCTGACCTACAGCCAGGCCAACGTCATCGAGGGCCGCTTCCACTATGCGGGCAGCAGCCGTACGGCGCGGCATACCGTCGCTCTGGTGTCCTGGATCGATCCGGATGACTTCGGTCGGCAGAAGGTTGAAGTGGTGCAGCACCTGCCTGGTGTTGCCCGCTATGGCATCAACCAGACTGAAGTAACGGCGGTGGGTTGCCATTCGCGCTCGCAGGCGCAGCGGGTGGGCAACCATATCCTGCATACCGAGATGCTGGAAACCGAGACGATCAGCTTCGCGGTCGGGTTGGATGCGCTGGGCTGCATGCCTGGCGATGTGATCCAGGTGGCCGACCCGAACCGCGCCGGTCGCCGCAACGCGGGACGTATCCGCAGCGCGGGTGCCCGTACCATGGTGCTGGACCAGCTGCCCGAGAAGATTGAAGCAGGTGACATCCTGCGCGCCACGCTCCCCAACGGCCATTCCGAAGCGCGTACGGTGCAGTCGGTTGACGGCAATACGGTCATGGTCACTGCACCGTGGTCGGCAGTGCCGGTCGCGCAGTCGGTCTGGGCATTGGAGTCGCCGGAGCTGGCACTGCAGCAGTACCGCGTGCTGTCGATCAGTGAAGGCGAAGAGCTGACCTACCAGATCACCGCGCTCAAGCATGTGCCGGGCAAGTATGCCGCCATCGACGATGGTACGCGCCTGGAGCAACTGCCGATCAGCATCGTGCCACCCAGTGTGCAGCCGCCACCGAGCAACGTGCGGATGGCCTCGCATGTCGTGGTCGATCAGGGTATTGCCACGTCGATGCTTACCATCGAGTGGGATGCGGCAGACAAGGCGATCGCCTATGACGTGGAATGGCGTCGTGGCGATCTCAACTGGGTACGCGCCGGTCGCGTGGGTACGCAGAGCCTGGAAGTTCGCGGCGTGTATGCCGGCCAGTATCTGGCCCGAGTGCGTGCGGTCAATGCGCTGGGTGCGGTGTCGCAACCGATGGTCAGCGCACTGACGACTATTGAGGGCAAGACCACGCCACCGCCGTCGCTCTTGTCGTTGACCAGCACCAGTCGCCCCTTCGGCATCGCACTGTCCTGGGGCTTCCCCCAAGGCGCAACCGATACCGAGCGTACCGAGCTCTGGTACAGCACCGGTCCCAACCGTGAGAGCGCGATCAAGCTCGGTGACTTTGCCTATCCGCAGGCGCAGCACCAGATGAACGGTCTGGCCGCAGGCGTGCGTTTCTGGTTCTGGGGGCGCCTGGTGGACCGCAGCGGCAACATCGGGCCCTGGTATCCACTGGATGTCGGGGTGATCGGCGAATCGAGCAGCAACCCAGACGACTACGACAGCTACTTCGCTGGCCGCATCAACGAAAGTGCCTTGGGTCAGCAGCTGCAGCACAAGATCGAGCGCGTCACCGAGGTACTGCCGCTGGTATGGGACGCGGCTGCTTCGTACAGTCCGGGCCAGACCGTCATCCATGGCGGCCGGATCTGGAGCTGGCAGGGAGGCGCAGCAGGCAACGAAACGCCTCCCGGTACCCACTGGAAGGATGTGGGTGATGCCATCGCTGACGCTGGCGCCGTTGTTGGTCGTGTCGACCAGCTTGAGATGGACGTCACCGAGGTCGATGGCAAGGTGGCCGCGCAGGGTCAGAAGGTCGACGGATTGTTCGCCCAGGTCAGCGACCACAGCGCGGGCGAGGAGGACTACAACGTCGGTGAGAACGACGTTACTGCCGGCGCCATCACCGTCTACAGCGTAATGGCGGAGAAGGACGCGGCACTGGCCAAGCGGGTGGATACGGTCGAGGCATCCATCGATGGTGTTCCCGGCAAGATCGAGGGTGTCAGTGCCGCGGTCCAGCAGGTCTCGCAGGCCGTGGTCAACCTGGATGGGAAGGTCAGTGCGACCTATACGGTCAAGGCACAGATCACCAGCGCCGGGCAGATCTACATGGCCGGTATGGGCCTGGGCGTGGAGCAGCAGCCTGATGGCAGCTACCAGAGCCAGATCCTGATGCAGGCGGATCGCTTCGCGCTGATCAATGAGAGGAACGGGCAGATCACCACGCCCTTCGTAGTCGAGAACGGGCAGACCTTCATCAGCCAGGCGTTGATTGGCAACGGCAGGATCCAGAACGCGATGATCGGTGACTTCATCCAGTCCAACGCGGTGGGCGCCAAGGGCTTGCCGCGTTGGCGGTTGGACAAGAGCGGTGCGATGACCATGACCGGCCCCGACAACGGGGGCTATCTGACCATCGTCAACAACGTGATCCAGGTATTTGATGCAGCCGGAACGCTGCGCGTACAGATGGGGGTGTGGTGATGCCTGCAGGAATTCAAGTATTCAATGCCGACGGCAGCCTGGGTTACGACCCGCAGGGGCGGTTGTTCCGCGTGCTTGCACGCGTGCAGTACAGCACGGTTGACAGCAGCGCTGCCTTCTCCCGGCAACCGGAGGATACCGATCTAACGGCGGTCGCTCGCGGCTGGTATGCCCCGGACTTCACCATCGACATGGCCTCCGGCACCATCAGCTGGCGCCACGTCAATGTTCCCCTCAAGGACCGCTATCCAGGCACTGTCGAAATATGGGCGCGCTGACATGACCGCAGGAATCAAGATCATCAATGACTGGGGCACGGTGCTGATCGACGATGCCTTCCCGACACTGGCGATACTCGCTCAGGGCACCACTACGCTGGACAGTGAAGGCAGCCGCTACATCGGCAACCATGCGGGTTCCGTGGCTGTGCGCTCGACCGCAGTGGTGGGTAGCCAGTACTTCAACGAGATCGACGGCTATCCAGCTGGGTTGTATCTGTTGGGTCCACCCGGTGCAGTGGTGCAGTGGTATGTCTACGCGCCACCGCAGGAACCGCCGAGCAGTTTTGGCCTGATCATCCGTGACAGTGCTGGCCGTCTGATGTTCGACGCGGGCAGGAAGGCCGCGCGGGTGGCTGGCCTGCGCTCGGCATCGACGCGCCCCGGCTGGCAGGGCAGTGCACAGTTCGATCCTGGTCGGGCGTGGGCAGTGATGCCCCTGGTCTCCGCGTTCGATTCGGTGAACACGTTCCGGCGATGGGGCGATCCACAGGAGTACCTGCAATACGAGGACGTGAGTGTTTCCGGAGGGGCTGTGAACGGTGGCACCATCACCTTCGGGATGACGTCCAAGGCTCGTCGCACCTATGGACCCAACTACGGCCTGCCTCTGCCCACCGGGTTCACCTATACCGCGAACAATGCAGCCCTCGCGGTGCTTGACGTGACCGGCTACTAACGCAGCGGGCGCGCAACATAGGGAGCGAACGGGGCCTGGCTGGCCATTTGAGCCCCCCGGCCCCTTCCCGTAGACTGCGCCCCTCCCACGCTCCCAGACGAAGCACTGCAGTGACCACGCCACCCTGAACCTTGCCGCCCTTCGGCAGCCGGCCCATCCGGCTCAGGAACGCGTGTCTTTCCACTGCAGCGCCACGCGGCCCCGCCCGCGTGTGCGCGGAGCTTTTCCATGCAAACGTCCTATCCCCTGCGCCAGCAATGGCTCGGCAACCTCCGTGGTGATCTGCTGTCCGGTGCCGTTGTCGCCCTGGCGCTGATTCCCGAAGCCATCGCGTTCTCGCTGATCGCGGGCGTCGACCCCAAGGTCGGCCTGTATGCCGCGTTCTCCATCGCCGTGATCACCGCCATCGCCGGTGGCCGGCCGGGCATGATTTCCGCTGCCACCGGTGCGATGGCATTGGTGATGGTCGACCTCGTTCGTGATCACGGCCTGCAGTACCTGTTCGCCGCCAGCATCCTGGCCGGCCTGCTGCAGGTAGTGGCCGGCGTGTTCAAACTCGGTTCGTTGATGCGCTTCGTCT